GAAGGTATTGCCATGATTTAAATTTTTATTCGTTGTACAAAAATAAGTTTTTTTAATTATAAGTAGATGATTATCACCAAAATAAAATAACAAAAATAGTTAGAACGAGTCTAACTAGTTTGATTATTTACCTTGACCTCTATAAAGTTTCTTGTAATTCTTAGAACTTTTTAGAGAAGATGTTTTAGATTTAGCATGAATTCCAGGTCTGCTAACTTTAGTTTTCACCTGTTTCTCTACTGTATTGGTTTGTTTTGCCATGGTTTAAAATAAATTATATTCAAAAATGAATCCATACCCTGATGGATTATTTGGTTGTACAAAGTATTGAACACCTAAATTAAACTTAGGAAATTCAAGCATTATATTTGTATACAACATGGGTTCATTTAATGTAAGTCTTATTGTTTGAACACCTGCATACCCATGAAGTTCAGGTTTCTTCCACCATCCTATTGCTTTATCTTGAACAGTAATGATTTCATCTTTCTTAGAAAGGATGCTATCTTTTATCTTAATGATCTCTACAAGCTCATCGTTCTGCTCTTGTAGATTCTTAATCTCTTCATTTTTTAGTAATAGATGTTGTTTGCAAAAATCTCCGTTAACAAGATCTTTAACTACTTCTCTAGCTACTTTTTCATTCAATACTATCTTTTTGATAGTATCTGTCTGTGAAATACCTTTGAAGCTCACTAAAAGCAATAGTATCAATAACCTTAATTGTGTCATGTTGTAATTGTATTAATGTTTTTTCTTTTTGAATAATGATCTTGTTATCAGATTTCAAACTATCAAGTTTGTTCCAATGCAAGTCTTCACGTTCTTCTAGCAACTCAATCTCTTTCTCAAGACGTTGCTTTTCTTTTTTCAATTCATTATTCTGTCCTATCCCATAGAACAGGAATAGGATGAATAATATAATTAGAATGGTACCTAACCATTGTTGTTTTATGAAATTACTTATACGGTACATAACTTGTTTTACCACCTGATTTAACAGCTTTTAAAATTTGTTTACGTTGTTTACCAGTTGATTCATATGATACGTGAACCCAGTCAGGATTTTTATCTGTACCAAATTCCCAAATCATTTGATCAAAGTTTAAATTGTCTTTGATATAGTTGAATATCTGAGCATTTGTAATAGATGTACCATCCATATCGATGTCAATTGCTTCACCTGAGCAATGTTGCGAGGACAAACTTCCACCAATAGCTGTATTAAGAGCCTTGCTTCTGTACCCTGATGAAATATGAATAGGTTTACCGAAGTGTTTTCTAATAGGTTGGAAAATGTTTTCAGCTAACTTCTTAAAGTTTTCAATGTGTTCAGGAGTTGGCATATTGCTAATTCCTTTTCTCTTTGCAGTTTCACTTCTTGTTACTTCTGCTAACGATAGGTTTTCTGATAATTGCATAATTTATTTTTTAAAATATAATTTAGATTCTGCTTCTCTTCTTGCTACAAGACCTTTCAAAGTTTTTCCTCCTGCTTTTACCCATTTCATAAACTCTAGTTTAATACTTTCGTCTGCAGGATTAGCATTCACTTTCTTCAATAGAGTGGAAGATTTTAAATTTGCTGGACCTAAGTTATAAGCAAATGATACTAATGCATCAAATTGATTTTGATTGATGTCATCTCTACAATAACTATCTACATACTTCTCAAAACTAACAAGCATATGTTTTAATAACTCAACTGATTCTGTTTCAGTAAGAGCTTTATCAGTCATTGTTACTTTCTTACCATTAGGATAGAATGTTGCTCCATACCCAATTGTTGGTATACCTGCTGGACATTTGTATGGAGCTGATTTAAACCCTTCAAAGGTTTTAATCAATTCAACACCTGCCACTCCTGTTTTAGTTATCTTCATTATTGTTTACTCTTAGTAAATTTATCAATTGATGTAAGGCCTAATGCACCAAATGCAAACAAAGCTACAGACTCTACAAGAACATCTGAAGGCTTAATTAATTCATGACTGAATGTGTTAGCAATTAAAGATGCTACAAGTGCAACAACACATAAAAGTCCTGCTACACGTTTAGATGAAACTCTATTTGATTCATCACTTACTAATTCTTTCCAAAAGCTCATAACTATTTAATTTTATTATTACTATTTTCTTGTGTGGCATATTTAATACCCATAATTGTACCAACTATTGAAAATGCGTTTGTCAATAAGACACTAAACATGTTACTCCAAGTAGACCCAATAATTTGAGTTTCTTTATTTGTTACAATAGCTGCCCAATATAATACAGTTGTTACAATTCCAACACCTATTATTACTGCCAAAGCACATTTAACAATCACTTTTATTAACTCACTTTGACCTTTTTTTATAATTACATCTAAATCATTCAAAGCAGCATCTTTTTCTTTCTCTATTGAATCTTTAAGTTTTTCAGATTTTTCCAACTCAATCTGTAAGTCTTTAGATAAAGCATCAATCTTGTTTTTACTATCTACTGTTTCAGTAATGTCAGTAGCAATCTTCATTATTTTTGTAATATTACCCTCTTCATTAAAAATAGGATTGTAAGTTGCTTGTAAATAAATAGGACTGCCATCTATTTTTTTTCTTTCAAACTCTCCTTCAAAGAATATACCCTCTCTTAATTTTTCCCAAAACTTAACGTACTCATCAGATTTAGAATACTCATAAGTAACAAAAATACTATGATGTTTTCCAATAAGTTTTTCGTGTTCATCTTCTTGAAAACCCATAGTCTTTAAAAAGATAGAATTTACTCCCAATATAAAACCTTCTAAATCAAAATAAATAATAGCATTACTTCTATTAATAGCTTCAAGACGACTTAATAGCTCTTCTTTAGGTAGGTTTTTCATTATGATGTAATATTTTTATATAATGTAGATATGTATTGTAATAAGACACCTATCCCTACGATTATACCTACAGTCCAGGTAAATCGTTTCTTAAACTCTTCTTGTTTTTGAATCTTAGTTTCTAAATCTTTGATTCGTTCTTTAAGTTCAGTTATGTCTGTAACAAATCCACCAGTTTTTGTCAAAGCATTACCTAATATAGCATCCACCACTTGTGTTAGTTTGCTATCTATTGAGGTCATTTTTTCCTCTAGATCGTATAAACGTTGATCCATACTTTTCAATTCTTTTTCTACTTGTTGTTCAAATGATTGGGCCATACTGGTAAAGATTTTTATATATATTACTTATTTAAACGCAAAATGCCCAAGCTCGAAGTTGAGTGGGTTTGTTGGTTACATATATAATTAAAGAACAAATATAAATTGTTTATTCCATATAAAGAAATGCTAATATTATATTTCTGATATAATATAGCATAAGGTAAATATATTTACGTAGAGCTTGTTCTTAGTGAACAATCTTCAAAAGATCTCCTGTACGATATATTTGACCAACGCTTAGTCCTGCAAATACAGCAGCTGCATTGTTTGCATACTCAGGTGCTCCTGTAGCAGGAACTGTTAATGCAAGATTCCAATCAGTGGCTCCTGTATTAATTCCTTTAGCAACATAGAACATAGACTTAGCTACATTCAAATATGATTGTCCTAAATATGTAGCAGAAGTAGTAGGAGCAGTGGTACCAGTTCTTGGTACCAAGTTATTATTTATTTTAGCTAATATAGACTCAAGACTTTCTAAAGGATTAGCTTGTATATTAGTTAAATAAGAGCCATTGTATATAATGCATTTAGCATTTTCATATGTGGCACACGTTGGGCAAATTGCAGCTGTTCTCATGTGAGCAAATTTATATATTAATTATGTATTATAAAAGCGTGTATGTTAGATATTTGGTATAATATAGCGTTATCTACTTCTTGATTCTCCAGTAACTCGTATACCTTGTTCTTTAGCCAATTCTGGATACAAGTAAGGTAATAATTCATTTTGAAATTGTGCAGCTACAGGAATCATATTAAAGAAGTATTTAGTAGGGTGTGATTTTTCAATCATCTCTTCATCGCCTGAAACTTGTCCATACATTTCTCTACCTGTATACCAAAACACTTGTGTAGCTCTACTTAAAAGCCCAAGAGATGGAATTACAGATCCTTTAGTCATACTTTCAAATGATAAAGGATTGTAGTAGAAAGTAATCTCATCAGACACTTTATTTACAAGTTTTAGATACCACTTGTATCTATTTTTTTCTTCTTCTGTAGCATCTTCTGGTGGTTCAGCTGCTTTAGCTGCAAGAACTAATGACATCATTCCAAACAATAAGTATAGTTCTTTCATTTGATTACCTATTTGTTCTCTGATAAGATCTTGGAATTCCTCTTCTGTAATCTCTAATTCTTGACCAGTCTTTCTAAAGTAATCTAATTTCTTAGCCTCAAGCATTTCATTAAGAATTTGTAATCCTTCATCAGTACCAGTTATAATGGCTCTCATTTTTGATATGTTTCTAAACCCTACATGTTGCCAAGTTTTAACAAACGCTCTAGTTCTACCATATTCCCATTTATCAAGTTCTGCATTTTTATCAATTCCTAACGTATGTTCAGCAACTAACTTAGGCATCCAGTTTTTGAACATCATGAATGAACTAAATATAGTATCTCTTCTGTACCCAGCTTTATTGTCTTCATTCATCTGACCATTAAGCTTTCTACCATATTCAATAATAGATGTACGAAACTTAGCTAACTCTGAATCACTCACTCCTGGAATAATCACTTCATCATTTTCAATAGTAGCCACCTTATCTAATGAAGAAGATTCTTTTAATTCTTTAACTCTTTCATTAAATGATTTCTCTAAAGCTTTTCTTTCGCTTTCAGACAATTCTTTTCTAGCATTTCTATCTTGTTGTTTTAAGTACTGAACTATGTTCACAATCTTACCATCTACAACCATTGAGTTATCGATAATACTCAATGCATTACTCATTTGTAATCTTCTTTCAGCAAAAGAGTTAGTTGACATCATCACATCAGTGAATGTCCATGTAGACAGGTATTTACCAAGTCCTTGTTTCTTAGCTATCTTTCTTCTTTCTTCTGTAGTAACATCTTCATTCAGTGGTACAATAAGATCTAAAAGTCCTTTTTGTATTACAGTGAAACCTTTTCCTGTAACAACCTTTAAGTTGTTCTTTTGGAATTCTGCAAATGAGTACATCGTTCCACCATTAACAAATGCTTGGAAATTGTATCCTACAAAGTTAGCTATAGCAATAAGAGGTTTAAGACCAACCGCAAGAGATCTAGTTAATGTATCAGCATTACTTAAAAGCTTTTTAGCATTCACTGTCTTAGCTTCTTTTTCTTCTTCTGTCTTACCAAATTTTTCTCCAAACGTAGCAAAACCAACATTCCCTAATGAACCAAGATCTTGTCCTAGTTTGTATAGTCCATCT